ACGCAACGGTTGAGCGGGGCCAAATACTTCGATTAATTTATAAGAATTTTCAAAAACTAAATCATTTTATAAGAATTTTCCCTAACCCCGACCCACAACGTTAAGTTCCGTAAAGTAGACATGCCTCTAAGCCCCGCTCTTCATTCAATCGCAAAAAAATTTCAAATTATGGAGAAAACGGTGAAGAAATTTTTGAACCTATATCCTAACCTATGTTAAAAATCCTTAGTAACATAATAAAATATATATCTTGACATATAGCTCTTAATAGCTTATAATTAAGTTAAATGAAAACGACTGGCTTTTAGCCAAAGATAAAGGAAAACCTATAATGAGTAGACAAAATCTATTAAAAGACGTAAAAGGGCATGTAATTCAAGGGTTTGTGGCGGATCCAGCTAAGGCTCAAGTTCCTGCCGTAAGTGGTGGAACTCTAGCATTGAGCTCACTTCTAGATATCCCTGAGTGTGTGGCTATTAGACTCCACTCTAGTGCAGATATTGTACGGTACTTCAATGGTGACACTACAAAAACCTTTCCGATCGCCGCAACTGATACACCCTTAGTTGTTTGGTTAGATGAGACAATAACCGAAGTAACACTACTTGGAGCAGCTACAATTTCAATTGAAGCTATGTAAAAACTATGAAAATCGCAGTATCCCCCGAAGGTATAGATCTAGCTAATGAGTACTTAAAGTGTGGTTCAATTGAAGCAGCCTCTAAGTCACTGTGTATTAGTGTAGATAAAGCAGTAGAACTATTAAATAAAACTGAAGTTAAGCGTTATTTAGATACTGTCTATATGGATATGGGGTATAGAAACCGAGATAAATTAGGCGCTCTTATGGATGAGATCATTGAATCCAAACTAGAAGAAGCCCGAGAGTCTGAGATGTACTCCTCACTAGACTTGGTCAAAATACTTGAACTTGCCCACAAGATGCGTATGGACGAGATTAAAGCCATGTCATTAGCTAATGGGGGCGGTATCAAGAATCAGACCAATGTTCAGATTAATGATCATAGTAATAAATTTGGCGAAGGTAACTATGGAAAACTTATGGAGCAATTACTAGGTGGAACTGGTTCCAAAGAAATCGAGGTATAAAATGAACTTACCAGTATTTAAACGCGGCAGATGGGTTGTTAGAGAAAACGGTAAACTATTTAAATTTTCTACTGAAGAGGAAGCTCTAGATTTCTTAGGTATTGAACCTGAGGAAGAAGAAGAGATGCAGGGGACTCTACAATTTTGGGACAAATCTACTTCAAAAGAGGACGATGGGTACTAGACTTTCAAAAGCGGAAGTTTAAATATACAACTAAGCTTGAAGCAGAGGCGGCTTTAAAAACTTTTAACCTGGAGGGGTTGCCGAACCGCTGACGGGGTTCGCTAAGTCGCCTGTTAGGCGGACGAGGATGTAAATAACAGAAACATATGGGGCTAACCCTAGAGGATAAAAGATGGCAATAGAGATAAGTAGAGCAAATGTTATAAGTACGGAAATAATTGATACTCAAGACCCTAGAAGATTCATAAAAATACCTATTAGTCATTATTTAGACTTGTTAGGGCTAGAGCCAATTCCGTCACAGGTAGCAATTTTAAATGCTATAAATGACCCACAATATAGATTCATTTGTGCTGCTTTATCTCGTCGTCAGGGTAAAACTTACATAGCTAATATTATTGGTCAAATGGTTAGTTTGGTACCAGGCTGCCAGATTCTGATCATGTCGCCAAACTATAGTCTATCCCAAGTATCTTTCGAATTACAGCGAAGCCTAATAAGGCACTTCGATTTAGAAGTTACTAAAGATAATGCTAAAGACAAAGTCATAGAGATGGGAAATGGATCTATTATTAGAATGGGTTCAGTTAACCAAGTTGATAGTTGTGTTGGGCGATCCTACGACCTTATTATATTTGATGAAGCTGCTCTTTCCGCTAACGGAGAAGATGCTTTTAATGTAGCTCTAAGACCTACACTAGATAAAGCGAATTCAAAAGCCATATTTATTAGTACCCCTCGTGGTAGGAATAACTGGTTTTCAAACTTCTTCCAACGAGGTTTTACTGAAGAGTTCCCCTCTTGGTGTTCTATAAAAGCTACTTACCATGATAACCCTCGTATCTCTGAAGAGGATATTGAAGAAGCTAGACGCTCTATGTCTCATGCAGAATTTCAACAAGAGTACATGGCTGACTTCAATACATTCGAAGGACAGGTTTGGAACTTTAATTTTGAGGAGTGTGCCCAGAATTTACAAGATATGTATATTTCTAAAAATATGGATATAATTGCGGGGCTTGATATTGGATTCCGCGATCCAACTGCACTAGTCATAGTAGCCTATGATTGGGATACGGAAATGTACTATGTATTAGATGAGTACTATAATGCTGAAAAGACTACAGAACAACATGCTGTAGAAATCAAAGCCTTAATGGATAAGTGGGATGTTGATTATGTATTCATTGACTCCGCTGCAGCGCAGACAAAATTTGATTTTGCTCAGATGTATGATATCTCATGTACTAACGCTAAGAAGTCGGTACTAGATGGAATAGGGTTTGTTGCTTCTATTGTAGATAATGATAATTTACTTATTGATTTTGATTGTAGAGAGACCCTGCGTTCTGTTGACCAGTACCAGTGGGATCCTAACAAAGCTTTAATCAAAGAGAAACCAGTACATAATAGCGCATGTCATATGGCAGACGCTTTAAGGTACGCTATATATAGTTACGAAACTAGTTGCACTGGATTTTAGCGAAGGTGGTTAAAAATTTTATTTGACACTTACCTAATGTTAAGTTATAATTATCTTAATAGAAATTGAAAAATTAAAAACACCAATCTCATATGGAAACGTTCAAATGAGTAAAGAATTAAAACGAGATATAGTTAAATATATCAGAGATAAAGCTAAGTCTGGGTATGAAAAAGGCTGTGACTGCTATATATGTGGTGGAATTGAAGAATTAGACTTTCATCATTACTGTTCGGTCTCTGAACTCTGGAATAAATGGTCTAAAACCAACAAAATAAAGATTGAAGATGTAGACGATATACTAGAGGTCAGAGATCGGTTTATAGAGGAACATTATGATCAGATGTATAACCGAACGGTTACTTTATGTCATGATCATCATTTAAAATTACATTCCATATATGGAAGAAATCCTGTCTTAGCGACTGCTGGAAAGCAAGAACGTTGGGTGGGAAAACAACGGGTAAAAAATGGGCTGGTTTAATAAAAAGAACAATATTATAAAAGATTTGGAAGAGCAGCTAGAAGAGAAGCTCAATCCAGCTCAATCTATAATCTCTATGAACGAAGGGGAGAGTATATCTTCTCGTGAGCCCGTTATCAATTATAGAAAGCAATACGAGTCTATTGAGATTGTAAATCGTGGTACAAATATGATTGTAGATGATGCCTCTGAAATCATAGCATCTATAGGAGAATCTACAGGTAGTGGTGTATATAAAGGAATTCGTAAGGCTACTGTTAATAGACTATTAAACCTGGAACCAAATCCTTTTCAAGATATTAACACCTTTAAAAGAAACTTAATTATAGATTTCATTATTGATGGTAATATTTTTATTTATTTTGATGGTATGCATTTATATCATCTACCAGCGGAAAAAGTAACTATTCATTCAGATGAAGTAACTTATATTGACCATTATGAGTATGAAGGCCAGATTAAGTACTTTCCCAATGAAATTATCCACATCAAAGAAAATTCATTCTATTCTATTTACCGTGGAATATCCAGATTAAGACCAGCCGATAGAACTATGAGACTCCTAACTTCTATGAGAAGCTTTCAAGACAACTTCTTTAGAAATGGCGCAGTCCCTGGTCTAGTTATAAAATCACCAAATACTTTAAGCGAAAAAATAAAAACACGTTTACTTACTTCTTGGCAGATGCGTTATAGCCCTGCGGGTGGTGGACGTAGACCTTTGTTATTAGATGGTGGACTAGAAGTAGATTCTCTCACCGACATAAACTTTAAAGAACTAGACTTCCAAACGTCTATCAATGATAATGAAAAAACTATACTTAAAGCCTTAGGAGTACCTCCTATCTTACTAGATGGCGGAAACAATGCCAATATACGGCCAAATCACCGCCTATTCTATCTAGAAACGGTACTACCAATAGTTCGAAAACTTAATTTTGGTTATGAAAGATTCTTTGGGTTTCAAGTACGTGAGGACATTACTGATACCCCAGCCCTTCAACCAGAATTAAGCGATCAAGCGTCTTACTTATCCTCATTAGTTAATGGTGGTATTTTAACTGCTAATGAAGCTAGAGTATCTATAGGCAAAGAGCCTATAGAGGGCCATGATAAAATAAGAATTCCAGCTAATGTGGCAGGAAGCGCAGTAAACCCAGACGAGGGTGGAAGACCTGATGAGGGTAAAGGAAATGACTAAAATGAGTAAAAAAGCGACGGTTCTAAGAGCCCTTACCGACTACTTTATGGAGAAGGGAGAAATCTTAGATAAAAATACGTATGCCAAGCAACCCGATACTCCAATTCCACCTAGAAATGTTAAAAGAATTCTAGGAAACTGGAGTAGACTTCCTAGAATGATTAAAGTAAACTTCCCAGAAGATTACGATAAGATTATGGGAAAAGACGTAGTTGAGGATAAGCCTGATGAGGCTGAGCAAGCTAGAAAAGAAGCGGCCAAAGCTCTACTTGCGTCACTAGCAAAAGTTAAAGAGGCTTCAAAGCCTAAAGTCGAGGTAAAGAAAGATGAAAAATAAGCATAAAATTCTTCATATCGGCGCAACCTTTAAGACTGTCCACCCAGACGATAACGATAACGGTATTGTTAGAATTTCAGGTATGGCTAGTACTGAAAATACTGACAGAGTTGGAGATATCATCCTGTCAGGTGCTTGGGCTAAAGGTGGTATAGATGATTTTAGAAAGAACCCAATTATTCTTTTTAATCATAACCATAATTCACCGATAGGTAAAGCAACATCTATTGAAGTAACTGCAGAAGGACTAGCAGTAGAAGCTTCAATTTCTAGCGCAAATAGTGAAGTACAGCAACTGATTAAAGACGAAGTTTTAGGAGCTTTCTCAGTAGGGTTTATGATTAAAGATGCAGATTTTATTTCAGAGACAGACGGTTTTTTAATTAAAGAAGCAGAGCTGTTCGAAATATCCGTAGTTTCTATACCAATGAACCAAGATGCAGTATTTTCAGTAGCTAAATCGTTTGATTCCAAACAAGACTATGAAGAATATATTAAGCAATTTAAATCGGCCGAAGAAACAGCTAAAGACTTAGCAAAAGCTAAGGAACTAGCTGATAAGGCAAAAGCAGACGAGAAAGCCTCGTCCAAAACGGAGAACACAATGACACCTGAAGAAATTAAACAAATGCTTGCTGATGCTGCTAAAGAAGCTGCAGAAGCAACTCGTAAAGAAATGCTACAGACTGCTGCTGATGAAAAAGCTGCTGAACTAGCAAGAGTCGCAGAAGAAAAAGCTTTTAGTATTAAAGTTACTACTGCTGCTGAAATCCTACTTACTGATATTGAGAAACGTTTCAGTGATAAGAATGAGTCTCTAGAAACTATCGTTAATGATCTAAAAGAAGATCTAGCAGCTAAGTCTACTGAGATTGATAACATTCGTACTTCAAAGCGTTTGTTTGCTGATCGTGGAACTGTTGGCG